TAGCTAAGGATTTCTGGACGGATGCTCAAGATATGACAGCAGTAACCGCAGCAATCGCTGTATAAATAAAAGGAGTAATACTATGGGAAAAGATAAAAAGACCCCACAGACAGTAACAATTGATGATAAGGAATATTCAGTAGATGATTTAACCCAAGAGCAAATTGCTATGGTTAATCACGTATCTGATTTAGACCGTAAGCTATCATCAGCACAGTTCAACCTAGACCAACTTAATGTAGGTCGAGGTGCTTTTATGAATATGCTAACTGAGTCTTTAAAGGCTGAGGAAGCAGTAGTAGAATAAAACAAGTAGGGGTGAAATGCCCCGCACAAATTAAACAAGGACACTTATGGAAATATCAGATATCTTTCTAACGCTAGTAGGTCTTGTCATAGCTATGCTCGGTTGGTTTATGAGCAGACTAGCAGACACAGTAAACAAGCTAGAGCATAACATTACTAACTGTCAGACTAATATGCCTATTAACTACGTACTTAAAACTGATTACAAGACTGATATGGCTGAGATTAAGAAGATGTTAGGTGACATATATAGAATCATTAGGGAGAAGAAGTGATATGGGTAGAGCTTGCTGATAACACTGCACGGTTCTTCCTCTTTGACCCTTGGACTCTTCCAATCAATTGGTTGCTTATATGATACGATTAGGAGGTACAAATGATACGATTACTAATACTATTCATAGCACTATCACTTAGTAGCTGTAGTTCATTAGAGCTAAGAAACCTAGGTAAGTCAGGGGCTTCTGCTGGTATTGCTTATGCTATTAATCCTCTTGCAGGTGTAGCTACTTTAGCAACTGCTATGGCATACGATGAGATAGTACCTGATAGTCCCGAGGTTGCCGATATAGAGACGAAAGAACAAGCAGTGGCATTCGTGGCTACCTCCTGGGGAAAAGATGCCTTATATGGCTTCCTAGCGTTCCTACTGGTGACTAACATAGTAGTACCGTGGCTGACTAAGAGGCGTGGGTATAACCAAGCTAAACAAAAATACAAGGAGTAGAGGGTGAAAGTAGAGATAGTACCATTTGAAAAGAAGTATTACAATCAAGTAAGAGATCTAAAGTTGAAGGAGGATGATAAGAAGGAAGTTGAGGCTTCCAATGGATTACCTTTTAGACGCACAGTAATACGTACATTAAATACCTATGGGGATACAATGTACCTTATTCTGTATGATGGTACTGTTTCTGGTATCTTTGGTGTAGTACCAGGACGTAAGAAGGGTGAAGGTATTGGATATTTACTGACAGACGAAAGAATGTTAGAGTACCAGTGGGATATGGCCAAGTATAGTAGGGATGTCTTTAGGCACTTACTAGACTCTTGGTGGAGAATTACAAACTATGTTTCATCACACCATAAGGTTTCTGTGAAATGGTTAATGCACTTCGGGGCACACTTTGATAGGCACCCTGATGGGAGCCCCAAGGGATATTTATTAAATGACCCTGAGGTGCCCTTCTACAAATTTGAATTTAGAAAGGAAGATTATTATGATGTATTTAAAAAGGAGTAGCCTATGTGTAGTCCGCAGTTAGCTGTAGCAGCCTTAATGGCTGTATCAAAGGCCTCAGAGATTTCGCAGGCCAACCAAGCCGCCGCCTCTGAGCAGCAGTCTGCTATGGATCAGCAAGCCATAATGAATCAGCAACGTACTATGGAAGCTGAGGGTGTTAAAGCTAAGGCTGGCCAGGAGCTTACTACTAAGAAACGTGAGCGTCAACGCGAATTAGCCACAGCTAAGGTAGTAGGTGCTGAATCAGGTGTAGCAGGAGTTAGTCCACTTAGGGCAATGTCTAATGTATTCATGCAGGAGAGTCTCGATGCAGGTACTATTGTAGGACTACAGGAAACGAACCTTGCCCAGATTGGTGTCCAGTCGCAGGCTGATTTCCTTAGAACTCGTAGTGCTATTAATGCTGCTGAGAATAAGAAGTCTTCAGGACTGAGTGCTGCCCTACAAATTGGTGTAGCTGGTGTCTCAGGCTATGCAAGTGCTGGCGGTTTCGCTGGTGGTGGTAGTGCTGGTGCTGCCACAGGCGCTGGTAAGAGTACCTTCAACTTGTATGGTACCTCTACCACAGGATCATCTACAGGTGGTTGGTTATATGGCCAGAAGCCTATGAGTGGTTTTACATTAGCAAACTAAATTAACGATTAAAGGAGTATCCGAGGATGCCAAGAAGTCAAAGAACACAATTAAGTAAGAGTCCTACCGCTGAGGCGAAATTAGGCACAATAGGTAGCGAAGCTGTACGCACAGTAAACATGCCTACTGTAACAGCTCAGAAAAGCATGGGTGAATCCCTTGCGGAGGCTGTAGGCCTAGCTGCAAAAGCAGGTGCTGGTATCTACAAAATGGAAGCAGAGAAGCAAAATAAGGCTACTGCTGCCCAGCATAAGATTGAAGGCAATAATGATGGTAAGAATAGAGCCCTGACAGATTTGGAGGAAATTCGTAAGTTACCTTTGCTTGAGCAGAATGCAGCCATCATGGCTAAATCAAGGGCATATTTTGAGTCCCTTAAGGGCTCTAGTTCGGACTTCAGTACAGACTACTTCAGTTCTAATGTATCCGCTTATAGAGATGCAATGGACTCTGCGGATGGTAAAATTTATACTGCTGTTAATAAGGAAGTTCAGGCTAATAATAAGATTAAGGCCTCTAGTGCGATTACCGCAGGGTTTGAGCAAAAACTTACGGCTGCTGAAATTATATCTACAAATAAGGATGGTCCTTGGACGGGTACTAGTGCTCAAAAACTAGACCAATATGTAGAGCAGGCGGCATCTTATGCCCTGGCTATGCAGCAGACAGTCCCAGGCTTTGACACAGAAACCTTTATTAAGGACTACTTAGAGATTAAGGCGCCTAACAACGGTCCTGATTTACTTAAGAATGCAAGTACTGGTGATAAGATTCGTAAGTTACGTGCTGATTTGACTTCTGATGGTAACTCTGTAAATACTAAGATGAAGAAAGAGTATAAGGAGATGACTGGTTTACTAAGCACACAAGGTGCTACACCTACTGAATATAATACACATGTGGATGGTGGTGTTGCGGCGGGCGTATATTCTAAGATTAAGGCTACTGATTTGAAGCTTAAGTACAATGAGAAAGTTACTAAGGAGTTAGTAGCTAAGAATATTACAGCATTAAATGAAGAAGAGCAGGCCTATGTAGCTAAGCTTAAGACTGATGCTACTTATGGGGGCAAAGAAGGTGCATTGTACGTATCTAAGGAGACTAAGACCATCTTAGTGAATTACGAGAAGAACCTTAATAAGCAAGTTGCTGCAAACGATATGACGCACGAGGAAGCTATTGAGAAGGCCGAGGAAATGAAGGCCCATGTATTGAAAACTTCTAAGCACCTTACATACTTAGGTAACTTCCACTTAGGTGGTAGTAATAATGCTAGTAAATATGCAACACTACCTAGCGAGACTAAGGCGTGGGTTACAGACCAGGTTAAGTCCTCTTTAGATCAAGCTAAGGACTTAGGCACTATCGTTAAGATTGCTAATGCTAATCCAGGCGCATCTAAGGCTTATGTATCTACAATGTTTCCGTACACTACGGACGCAGGTAAGATTAAGAAGGCCTTAGAAAGCTTTGATAGCCTAAAGAATCACGATAATGGCTACGATATGTTTAATAAGTTACCTTCTAAGCAGAAGTTATACTACGAGGCACTAGACGCTATTAGAGATCTAGATGGTAATGTAGATGTTTCTCAAGAAGAGGCTGAACGCTTAACTAAGATGGTTGAGGCGGTAGGTGATACCCGTGATTTCCGAATTAAGATTAAGCAGAAGTATAAGGACGTTAAGACCTTGAATGAATCTATTGCAGGACTTCCTGATGATCTACAAGTTGATGTATTAGTGACTTATGATTACTTCACTCAATTTATGAAGCCTTATGATGCGTTACAGCGTATTAAGAGTAAGGTGCGCCCTAAATACTATAAGACCTGGGATATTCCAGGATCCACTAATATATTAGGGTTAAGTGCAGATACGGTTACAGCAATCAACTGGGGATCATTTACTTCAGGAAATAAGATTAGTCCTATCGCTGTCCTGAAAGCCTTTAAGGCTACTGGCAGACCTGTGGAGGGCAATGCCCGTCTCTCTTATGATGAGAGAACAGACACATTTACATTAGGTAAGAGTTCGCTCGATGAGAATGCCTTAGTCCAAGTAGATATGTATAAGGCCACATGGGCTGAACTTAAGGCGGCAACGAAGAAGAATAAAGGAGAATAAGAATGGCAGAATTTACTTCACTATTTAGTAAGAAGGCTTCTATTCCTACGGGGGAGTCTTTTTCTAAGGCTCTAAACAAGTCTAAGAAAATGACTGATGAATATTTAAGTACCTCAGATGGTATGTCAGCAGCCCAGCAGGAGCTCCTAGATCACGCCTTAGCTAAGAATGATAAGAACTTATTAAATGCTCAGAATGATGTTATTAAGAATCCTGAGTTTTATCGTGAGAGGATGTATGGTGGTACACAGGTAGGTAGACCAGGTGCCGATAAGGTAGATTGGACACATCCTGTATTCTCTAAGGGTGTTTATCGTATGAACTACCTAAAGGCTATGCTGGAGTCTTCTAAGACTGTGGATACCTCAGGTACTAGCAAGGCTGCCCTAACCATTACAGGAACTGTAGCGGGTGTGGCTGTCTCGGAAGAAGCTGATGCTGGTGTTATTAGTAGTATTACCAATAGTATTGTTACTAGTACTGCAGGAGCTACTGAGCGCTACTCTAGATTCTCACAGGATGAGATTAAGGGCGCTGAAGCTGAAATTGCACGCTATGAGAAACTGAAGAAGTCCTTGGATGGTCCTATCTTAAAAGAAGAGGATGATGCCTTCTTTAAGGACTTTACTGATGTAGAGCGCATCTTATTCTTATCTGAGCAGGAAGCAAATACTGATAGTGTATATATTGCGGCCTACAAGAAGAACCTTGTTGATACATGGTCTACCCGTCTGGAACATCAGATTGATGATGAGGATGAGGATGATCTTGAATGGATGGAGTTTGGACGTGATGAATGGTATAAGGAAAACCTAGCAGAATTTAGCTTTACTGGTGAGGACGAAACTGATATAAATAAGGGTAATGGTATATTTCACCTTAAGAAGTTTTGGGATAGTCTTGAGGAGCATGAGCTACCTAACAGTAGAGAAGATGCTATGGCACTTACAGCACGCTACACGGATGAGTTTGCCTTGTCTAAGCGTATCTACTCTAAGGACTCAGGTCTTTTCTTAGACTCTGAATGGGAAGCTATGCTACGAGGCTTTCATGCTGATATTGTATCTAGTGTACTAAGTCCTCAGGAATTAGCCCTAGCGATTGCTACTTTTGGGTCTTCTAAGATTTATACTATCTCAAGTAAGATGATGCAGGCTCGGCTGGCTTTTAATAGGGCAAGTAAGGCAAAGAAAGCCATTATGGGTGTAACAGGCACTGCCATCCTAGGTAGTGGTACCGCTCTTACTATGGAGGAAACCCGACAGGCCCTTAAGGGCCTTGAGTTAGATAACAAAGAGACTATGGCTCTTATTGGTGGTCTATTTGGTGTTGGAACGTATGGCGTCTCAAAGACTATTGAAATAGCTAAGGACTTCTTTATGTCTCTTACTAAGAAGGAACAGACACAGGTCATAGAGGAGCTTGGTAAGAAGGTAAGCAATCTACAGGAAGAAGCTAAGAAAATAGATGGTACTAAAACCCTTAAACGTGAGGATGATGAACCTACATATGACGAACTAGAGCAGGAAATCTTAGATGTAGGTTATGATGATTTAGATACTGTTGTTCAACAAGGGCCTAGGTTAGATCGTAGTGGTATAGCTATGGGAGCCTCTCAGACTCTGAATCCTAGCCCTATCTTAAGAGCTTATGATTTAGGTATTAAGTCTGTATATAACGTGCTGGATAAAATCAGAGCATCTACAAATACCTTAATAGGTAGGGATGGAAAACCTGTAGTACAACAAGGCGCTACTTCTGATGCTATCTACCGTAAGAAGTATGTAGGTACACATAATAAACTAGTGGCTAACCTTAGGTCTCTAATGAAGCAGTCTAAGATGAAAAGGGCGGACTTTAATCTAGCCTTGGATACTGCCGTTAAGAAGCAGACAGCGCTACATAGAGAGAAGAGTGTGGCTGTATCAGTCCTTAAGGATTTTATTAAGGTGAGAAAGGAAGCTCTTAAGGAAACTAATGATCCTAGAGAGGTGTATCGTCTTAATACTATTATTAGTAAGTATGAGCGTAAGCTAGAGACTGCACAGGGACGTATTGTAGATACACTATCGTCAGGCAATAAGCATATTGATGATGCTGTTAGTGAAGTTCAGAACTACTACCAGGTATACAACAGAGAGATCTATGCCTTGGATCGGAGAGACCTACTTAAGAAACAAGGTGACGAGCTAGATAGAGTAGCAGAAAGAGATGGTGATATAGACTCTCTAATGGACAAGCACGATATAAAGTTACAAGAACTTGATGATTTCTATAAGGATAAGCATTTAGGTTATTCGCCTAGATACTGGAATCAAGAGGCCCTAGAGAATGACCCTCAGGCAGCTGAGAAGCTTACTAAGGCACTGCTGAAGAGTTCGTATGCACGGGCATTAAAGGTTAATAACCCTAAGGACTACAAAGAGTTTATTAAGGAAATACCTACGATTGTCTCTAATATGCGTAGGAAGATTAAAGACTCTGACATGGAGAATAATCTTCGTGACATCTCTGCATCACGTGTTGGTGGCGGGGGTGATAAGTCCTCAGGTAAGAGCGAGATTGGTCGTAGAATTGATGTTGATGAGCTTATGGTTCAAGATTTAGTTCAGACTGATTGGACTACTGTTACTCAAGCTTATAATCACGACTTAGGTCATAAACTAGCCTTTAGAGAAGCCTTAGGTGTTAAAGACTGGAAAGAGTTTGATGAAGTCTATATGACAGGAATCAAGGATGACTTATCTAGGTCTAACTTGGGTGCTGAACAGCGTAGGAGAGCCGAGGAAGATATTAAGACTGTTGTAGAAGAGGCCCTAGGTACTCGTGGTTTGATCAAGAAAGATAACTCTGTGCAAAGGATTAAGCGTGTCTTCTTAGATACAACTAATGCTATCTTCTCACCAGGCTTTGGTTTAACTACCATTGCCGAGGCGGGCCCTGTTCTTTCTAATGGCGGTCGTGATATTATTAGACAGATTTGGCCATCAATTAAGCAGGTAGCTAGTGAGTATAAGAAGAAAGGATATGATCCTGATTCCATGGATGCCCTTAAGGGGTATGGTATTGGTGCAGGTATTCAGAACTCACTGGTAGCTTCCCGTTTAGAGGATGGTACTTTCTATGCCTTTAATAAGAGGGCTACCTTTGATCGTAGATGGTCTGAGGGAGCTAAGAAGGTTTCTAATATTGGTTATCACGGTGGTGGTTTCCATGGTATTACCTCTTTCTATAAGTATGCTTCAGCAGGTGCTTTTCAGGCTAAAGTTCACCGTATAGGCACACGTTTGGCTGATGGTGGCAAACCTTTATCTAAGAGTGAAGAGAAATACTTTGCTCGTATGGGTCTAGATACAGATACTCTAATTGATATCTCCAAACAGCCTTTTAAGGATAAGGATGGTAATCAGAACTACAATATGAGTGGTTGGGATGATGATGTACAGGAGAGGGTCTGGGACTCTATGAGTAGGGCTACTAATGAGTCTGTTCTAGAGCCTTCAGGCTATGATATGCCTCGTATTACTTCGGGCGGTGATGATATTGGTGCAGTCTCTTCGATGTTCTTACAATACAACCGTTATCCTTTAGCAGCGTACAATATGTATATCAAGAATGGTATGTCAGATAGAGATGCTAAGATTTTGGCCTCATCAGCTACATCATTCAGTATTCTAGCAGCTACCTTATATGCTCAACAAGAGTCTGAGGTAGCTATGGGTATACGTACGGATGAGAATAGACGATACATACATGATGATGATGGTAACTTAACTAGTGATGGTATGATGCAGCTAGGTATAGATACCTTCGGTAAAATGCCGCAGTCTACTCTACTTCCTAGGATGATATCTACAAGTCTAGCCGTTACTGGTCAAGAGCAGTTAGGTCCTGATGGGTTTACACTGACTCCAGGGCAGACTACGGAAGGTGTTGCGCTTAGTACGTTAGGTAGGATTTGGAAGACTAGCCTTGATGCTTTCGAGGAAGAGGAGGCCCCTGTTGCATTATTGGATATAACACCTGCGGCACGTCACCCATTCTTTAGTGGATTTATTGACTACATTGTAGACAAATACGAATAGATAGGAGAAACAATGCGAAATAAAGCAGATATAGAGAGCCTTAACGGGCTACACGACAGAATGGCCATCTACTTCACCGACTTACTTGATGGGGGCGAAAGACTTGCCCCTGGAGAGATCACGGCAGTCTTAAAGTTCTTAAAAGACAATGAGATTACCGCTGACATAGTTGAGTCGAAGCCAATGGCTAATTTAATACAAAACTTCATAGACCAGGAAGAGTCGGTCATGGATGAACTGAGAGGACATTAAGATGGCAATACCAGCAATTGTAGCAGCTTTAGGTATAGGTGTAAAGGTTTGGAACGCTTATAGTAAAGCTAAGAAAGCTAAGATATTAAAGAAGGCCACGGCGGTTAAGAAGGCTGAAGCTAAGAAACCTACCCGTATTCGTAAGGATAAGGATCAACCTAAGACAGGTCAGAAGGAAATGTTTAATGGTAAGGCAGGTACTGCGGTTAAGAGGCCTAAGGGTCCCGTAAAAGAAGGGTGGTATGAGAATACTACTAAGCAACAGGATCTCTTTAAGAAAGGACTTGAGATTGTTAAGAAGAAACATACTAAATAAGGTACTAAATTAGGAGGGGTATATGGAAGAAGAAGAAGTCAAAAATTTAGTCACGGACTTTAAGGCCTTTGTGAATCACGTATGGCACTGTATTGGGCTACCTGATGCTACGCCTTTACAGCAGGATATATGTAAGACCCTGCAAGAGGGGCATCGTAGGCTTCTTATTGAGGCCTTTCGAGGTGTTGGTAAGACGTACCTAACAGGTGCATATGCTGCTTGGAAGTTACTACGTAATCCTAATGAGAAGGTATTAATTGTGTCGGCCTCAGGGCCTCATGCTGTTGCTATCTCTACCTTTATTCATAAGTTACTTGCTGAGGTACCTGTATTAGCCCATCTACAACCTAGAGGTGATCAAAGAAACTCTGTAATGGCCTTTGATGTGGATGGATGTAAGGCTACCGTACAACCTAGTGTTAAATGTCTAGGTATCAACAGTCAGCTGCAGGGTAACCGTGCGTCCCTATTGATTGCTGATGACGTCGAAACGAGTATCAACAGTGCTACAGAGATCATGCGTGGAAAGATCCTACAGCAGATCAATGAGTTCGACTCAATCCTTCAGACTAATAATGATGCCTCTATTGTAGGACTAGGTACACCCCAAACAGGTGATTCGGTCTACAATAGGTTCATCGACAAGGGCTTCTTAGTTCGTATATGGCCCTCTAGGGTACCAGAAAAGCCTGAAGTCTACGGAGGCAGGCTAGCCCCTTATATTGAGGATATGATCGCTCTAGGGACACCTGAGGGCTCTGTGACAGATATTAGGTTTACCCATGAGGACCTACTGGAACGTGAGGGCTCTGTAGGTAGGACATACTACAAGCTACAGTACCAATTGGATACTACCTTGAGTGATGCTGATAAGTATCCCCTCAAGCAGAGTGATTTGATCGTAATGGATATTCCTAAGGATAAGGGCCCTATCAGCTTAAGCTACTCAAGTTCCAGGGATGACGTACTGGACATAAGCAACATCGGGTTCACTGGTGATGCACTACACGGCCCTCAGTATGTTGACAAGGAGTTCTCAAATTACGCCTACAGCATAATGAGTATAGATCCCTCGGGACGAGGAGCGGATGAGATGGGCTACTCAGTCATCAAATACCTACATGGTAGGATCTACGTGATGGCCTGTGGTGGTATGCAGGGTGGGTACCAGATGGAAAACCTGGTGAAGCTTGCACAGATCGCTAAGGAGTACCAGGTTAATACTATGTATATAGAGAGTAACTTTGGTGATGGTATGTTTGATCAGCTCCTGAGACCCGTGTTGAAGAAGGTATATCCTGTGAGCATTGAGGAAGTAAGGAGCTCAAAACAGAAGGAGTTAAGGATCATAGATACTATGGAACCTTTAATGAATCAGCACAAACTAGTTTTCGATGCTGGGATGGTCCGTGCGGATATTAAACATAGCCTTATGGATCCCCAGAAGATGCCCTATGGCTTGATGTATCAGCTAACACACATCACGAGAACCCGAGGTTGCCTAGGGCACGATGATAGACTTGATGCTCTAGCTATTGCCTTAGCTGCTATAGTGGAGACCGTAGGCATTGATGAAGATGAAGCATATGCCGAGTTTAAGGACCAGCAACTTCAAGAGGAGTTAGATGCCTTCATAGGTAATGTTAAGAATCCACGGTGGTCCTCTGGTTTTAAAAGCTAGGTCGGCTTACCCGCCTCCCCCCATCTAGGAGGGCTTGAGGGGCCACCAAGGATCCAGCTAACACACATCAGGAATACCTAGGTTAAAAGTTATCCACATAGTTATACACAGCTTAAACCTTGATGTAGCAGTAAAAACCCTTGTTTTGTATTTAGAACCACGCCCTGTAAGGTAGCCTTGTAGCCCATGCACAGTAGTAAGAGACCCTTAGGACCCTTAGGACCCTTAGGAGCCTTAAGAGCTACAAGGAACCCTTGGGTACTGTGCAGTACTGTGCAGTATCCTAAGGATCCCTGCGTATGCTGGGTACTGTGCCTTACCGTGCAGAATCCTAAAGGCTAAGGGGGTGGGTGGATGATAGAGAAGAAGACTCCAGGCTCCTTGTAGCTCCTGAGACTCCTATAGGGCCCCCCAGGGACCTGTTTTGTATCGGCGGGTTTCAAAAATGGTACAAAAATGCAGATGGGTATATATAAATAGAGACCCGCGGGTTTCCCCCATAGCCCTCGACACAACCCTCGGACATACTAACGCGCACCCGCGCGCACACACATGCGTCCTGAGGGTACCGCAAGGCTTTTCGGGGGTCACTCTAACGCACACGCACGGGGGCACGCGGTAAAAGGGTAGGGCAAATTTTTAAATATCCCAGCGTCACACTCGGGTATTCACACGGGTATTCACGCAGGCATACTAACGGGCGCACACACGCAGGTAACCTTGAGGCGCGCGAGGAATACCCAAGGGAATCAGTAGGGTACTCACGCATTATAACGCGCGCGACCCAAAGACCAACCAAGGGACTCGGGTATTCACACGGATACACTATAACGCGCGCGAGGCTATCTCCGAGTATCCTGCTCGGGTATTCACACGGGTGCATTATAACGCGCGAGGCAACCTAGGGCTTATACACGGGTACATAATAACGCGTGACGCGCGCGGTTCCTTGAGGCGCGTGTAGGCATGCACGGTTCCTTAGTAAAATAGGCCTTAAAGTTTTTTATAGGGCTACAGCCCAGTCATAGCAAGGGTTTCAAGGGTTTCTGCAAATTAATTTCAAATAAAGTGCAAATAATGCTTGACTTATTCAGAAAGTGTGGCATAATGGGAACCATACAAACAAACAAGGGAACGCCAAGGAAATATTTGATTATCATAACACTTATACAATGGGAACGGGAAAGGCAAGCGACCAACGTTCCCCGCAGTCAAGGGAACCACCATTGTATAAGGCTTTAAACTACCATTTAAGGCAAGCGTGAAAATAAAGATCAAAATACACTTGACAAACCTAAATTTATAAGTATAATATGCACCATACCTTGAAACATTAAAGGGTATATGCGAAAAAAGTGTCCCGAGGGGACAAAATTATAACTAATAGATAGGTGAAAATATCATGAAAACAGAAAAAAATACAAATGTAGCAAACGCAGTGACTGAATTATTTACGGCATTACAAGCCGAGGCGACCGCCACCGCCCGAGTCATGGACAAATTTATAAAGGCGTACCAAACCGAGGCCGAGGGGGTATGTAAATACCTAAATGCTTTAAAGGCAAAGGCGACGGGCAAAACCGCCTCGGAAGTCTACAAAGATACCTACGCCAGAAAACGTAAACAAGTACAAAATGCTTGCAAGCGTCCCGAAATTATGGCTGAATTGTTCGGGGACGACGCCGACCGAACCACCTTGAGTATCGTGCAAGTCAAGGGTAAAGGCTTTACATGGCAGGTGGATACAGTTGAGGCTGATGTAGCGACCGAAAAGTGTCCCGAGGGGACAGAAACGGAACCTACGGAAACGGTACCAAAGGTGACCATAGGCAAAGATTTATCCATGGTAAACAGTGAATACCTTGCTGAGTTTGGAACGACGGATACGATTGAGATTGAGATTGAGGCAACGATTGAAATGCTACAAGAAACACTCGCCAACCTTAAGGCTCAGAAAGTAGCATAATACACCACCACCACCAAGGGACAGAAGTGTCCCGAGGGGACAAAACGGAGAAAATTATGAGTATATCTATATTTGCACCATATGAAAGCATAGACCATGGTCTGGCTGAAATATTAACCCTAGTCATGGACGTGAAAGGGGACAAAGGTTTAAAGAGTCATATTGTAATGGCACTGGCACGCCTTGAACAAACTATCATACAAAAGTGTCCCGAGGGGACAGAAAGCGAGGCTACATCATGACTATTGAGATAATTGTAGGATTCATTGGAGCCCTAGGCGTGGCAATCATTGCCTTTGGTATTGTGATGGCTATCACCTTGAATAAATTGACTAACAAAAACTGTCCCGAGGGGACACAAAACGAGGGTAATTGGACTCGCTTTAAATTGAAAGGGGAACTGTAATGGAACTATTTGCTAGAAAATGTCACTGCTGTGGCAAGGGTATGAACGAGGGTCACATATGGGACGATACACACACATTTTGTGGTACCGATTGCCTACTAGAATGGCTTTACATGGAGGAAATCTGTTTCTATACAGAGTGGGACGTTGAAAGCGACTCAGATGGCGAGGTATATGACGAAAAAGGTAATGAATGGGAACTTAAAAAGTGTCCCGAGGGGACAGAAAGTATCAAGGAAAAGATACACCGTAGGGCTAAAGACTTGGAGGCTACAAATGGCTAGAGTATTGAGCAATAATCAGAAAAAGGTATTAAATAGGTACCTAGGGACAGCCTTAACTATTGATGACTTACCTTGTGATGTAGTAATCCAATTGGATAATATGCGATGGTATGAGAGTCAGTGGTCGGACGTCAATCGATACCTACAAGATAATAAATAAAGTATTCACCTAGCCCTAGGCATGGCATAAAACCGCCTATCAAATTAAGTAGTAAAAAGTGTCCCGAGGGGACAGAAAAACAGACTGGGAGGTCATCATGGGTAACAGAGCAGTATTATGTCTTAGGAACAATAAAGAGCAGGGATTTAGCGAGGAAGCCGTAGGTATTTATCTACATTGGCACGGTTCAGAGGATCAAGTAGCATACTTCTTAGAGGGTGCAAGGGCAATTATGGATGACCGATTAGGTGATACCACATATGCTAAGGCACGACTAATTGAATACATCACACGAGAGATTGAGGGGAACCTGAGTGTGGGTGTGGGGTTAGTCGGTGACCTCGACTACTTCAGTGATAATGGTGCATACATCATCGATTGTAGTGATTTGACTGTAACGGGGAGATACTAAAATGAGTGAAAATATAAATACAAAACAGACTGGGAGGTCACATGAATGTAATCAATAATTTAACCATGGAAACAATCCATGACACTATGCGGTGGACTAAGGACATAGGTATGTTCACTATCGACCGCTCAAGGGAAACCTCGTGCCTACACAAGACCACCTTTTGTGATGATACATGTTTCAATAATAAACTTGAACGAGCCTTTGCACATGCTATTGAGCCAAAGGACGTCCGTAACGACCAAGCATGGGACAACCTAAACCATACCAAGGTCAAGGGACTCTTTAATCGAAAGCGTAACCAAACCAAGAGGGCACGTCTGATGAGTAGAGGTGAGGCATTCACAACCTTTGATGATTTACGGAAAGTGCAGCACCTAGCAAACAGTACACCCAACACTGAATGGTGGATACCTACGAGGGCATGGCGGGACGAAACCCTCTGGCATGATGTACGAGCCTTAGAGGTTATGACACCCAACCTCCGCATCCTCGCGAGTGTAGACCCAAGCAATACTCAATCGGAATGGGAACGCCTTAAGGCTGAGGAACGCTCAATTATGTTCTTCGGGGACGACTCTATGACTACGGCACCAACGGGTGAACGTATGTTTATGTGCCCTAAGACGCATAAGGATATGCATGGACATTGTAGTATATGCAAGGGTGGCTGTTTTAGAACCAGTAAGAGGGTAGTGGTGCACCTTAAAGAGCACTAACCAAGATACACAGAAAACTGTCCCGAGGGGGACACAATATTTTTAATAAAAGGAGAAATACAGATGGGAGTTACACTAAAAAATAACACGGAAGAATGGCTTAAGATTTTAAAGGCTAGAGATATGTACACAGTCCTAAGGGATTTTAAGGATTTATCACGAGCAGACTTTGATGTACTCACGCTTGTTGGGGCACGCCCCGAGATAACCATTCAAGAGATTCTTAGGGACGACTTATTTGGACGTACTGAACTGAGTAGCGTAAAGAGATCCGTCATTAAACTTAAAGCCTTAAAGCTTATCGAGTCCGCCCAAGGTGCAGATGGACGTGAACGTCACTTAACTATTGTAACAGAGGAGCACTCATGAATACACACGACACAAAACTATCGACACAAGTAGCAGATTTAGAAATACAATGTGAAAACCTAGCAGAGGAGAACGCTTCATTTGCTAACTACCTAGAGTACCACGGATACTCACAATGTGAGATAGATAATATTGCACAAGGTTGGCACGGTTCAGTGAGTGACAGGTTAGAGGACGCTGAGGAACTAAAAGCTGAGGTTAAAGACCTTAGGTTTAGGTTACGTAAAATTGCAAACTATACAGTGATGGAGAATTAAGATGGCTACATATAACGTAGGAGTGGATGTTACTCGGTCAATATATGTTTATGTTGAT